TAAAAGCGTCAGGATAAAGGAACCATAATTATGGCACGGCAAAACAATTACTATAGAGTAAACTCAAGCGAGAACTTGGCGGCTACTACAACGTCAGGAGCTACCCGTACAGGAGCTTGTCCAGCAGGAGTTACGCAGGCTCGTATATCCGCAACTGCCTTGGCCTATGTAGAGGTAAAAGGTGGTCAGGGAGCAACTCCTACTGCTACAGTTGCGGGTTCTGTTCAGATAAACCCATACGATGCAGAACAGTTCACAGTATTAGAAGGTGACAAGATTGCAGCAATTACTGCATCTGGAACCGCAACAGTGAACGTAACTTGGCTAGAGGGATAACACGCTGTGGCTACAAACAAAAAGATCACAGAACTAACAGAACTAACCGAAGCTGATCTGGCTGAAGATGATGTTATACCCATAGTTGACATTAGTGCTGGAACAACGCATAAAATTCAGAAGTCTACTCTAGCCGCTGCTGTAGCAGGTGTAGCGTCTGTAGCTGCAACCAGCCCCATAGCTGTAGACACTTCTACAGGGGCTGTTACAGTCTCCACAGGAACCATTCCTGTAAACAAAGGCGGTACAGGAGCTACCACAGCCACTGCTGCTGCCACAGCCTTGGGAGTAGGTACAGGCGATAGCCCTCAGTTTACCGCTGTGAACGTAGGGGCTGCTTCTGACACAACCTTGGCACGAGCGAGTGCAGGTAACTTGACAGTTGAAGGTAACGAGCTATATCGTGCTGGAGGCACTGACGTACCAGTTGCAGATGGCGGTACAGGAAGATCAACTCTTACAGCGAACTATGCTCTTTTAGGAGATGGAACCAGTGCGGTTCAAATGATTGCTCCCGGCACTAGCGGAAATCTTCTAACCTCTAACGGCTCTACTTGGGCTTCCACCACCCCTGCTGCGGGAGGTGCAGGTTACTTTTTAGGGAATAGTTCAGGAGCTACAGGCGATACCACTAACGGATTGACCGATATCTTCAGAGTGAACAATGCGGCTCTAGCAACTAGCGTTGTAATAGCTGCCTCTACTAACGCTTCTGCCACAGGGCCACTCACTGTCAATACTGGAATCACATTGACTGTAACTGGCACACTAGCTATCATCTAGGGAAACGATATGAGTACTCTTAAAGCAGATACCGTCCAAAGTAAAAGTTCCAACACTGACTTGACCATAGCGGGGGATGGGACAGGGGTTCCCAATCTGGAAGCAGGGTTCAAGGTTGGCGGCGTTGCGGGAGTACCCACCGCATCGATACAAGACGATGCAGTAACACTTGCAAAGATGGCTGCTGGAACAGATGGGAACTTGATTACCTACGATACCTCTGGTAATCCAGCCCATGTCGTAACAGGAAGTTCGGGACAAGTTTTGACCTCAAATGGTGCGGGAGCAGCCCCAACTTTTCAATCAGGTGGTCCTGACCAAGCATCTCAAGCTGAGATAGAAGGGGAAAGTAATGTCGATAAATACATCCCCCCTGATTTACTAAAAAAAGCGCCTAGCTCGTGTAAGGTGTGGGCTTATGTCTCACGAGGCGGTGGAACACCAACTCTAGGTGGACCTTCTTATAACATGACAAGCGTGACGGATGATGGGGATAGTCAAACAATTATGACCATAGCCACAGATTTTAGTTCCGTCACCTACAGCCCCGCTGCTGTTATGGTCGCTGATTCAACGAGCTTTGCTTTTGTCCACACATTGGCGGTTGGTTCTTTTAAGGTGAAGGTAGCTAACGATGGTGGTGGATCAGAAGATAGTAGAGACTTTGCTTGTCAAGCCTTTGGAGATCAGGCATGAGGAAATTTGTAATTGTTAAGGACGGGATTGCACGAATTATGGAGGCTCAAGATTATGTCGATCCTTCAGATGAAATAAAGAAATGGCATCCCGATGACCAAGCCAAAGTTACTAGTGTTAGGGAAATTAGTGAAAGCGATATTCCTGTAAACAGAACTGTTGCGTTGCGAAATGCGTGGGAAGATGATGGGACAAACATTACTGTCAACTTATCAAAAGCAAGGGTCAATAAAACAGATGAGATTAGACCAGAACGTAATTCTAGGTTGGCTGAGTTAGATGTTGAATACATCAGGGCTGATGAGGCTGGTAACACAGATAAAAAACAATCAATAGCCACGGTCAAGCAGCAGCTACGCGATCTCCCACAAACAATTCAGTCGGATTTAGATGCTTTAGATACGCCAGATGCTTTAGAAAAATTCACTCCGACATGGCCGACTGAAGGAGAATAGCAGATGAGTACAATTAACGTCACGACAATAATTCCCTCCGAAGGGACCAATACTGATCTTGATCTCTCAGGTAAAGGCACGGGTCGTCCTGATTTACAGGCTGGTTTCAAAGTTGGCGGCACTGCTGGAGTACCCACCGCATCCATTCGGGATGATGCGATCACTTCTGCCAAAATAGCAGATGATGCTGTCGTTACGGCTGCAATAGCTGATGATGCGATTACAGCAGCGTTAATGGCTGATGATGCCGTAGGAGTTGCTCAACTTTCGGCAACTGGCACAGCCTCTGCGAGTAATTTCCTGCGTGGTGACAATTCTTGGGCGGAAGCAGGTGGCGGTAAAATTCTCCAAGTAGTGTCCACCTACAACAACGATTATGCCTCACACTCAAATACGAATGTTGATTCACCAGCGGAAATTGTAACAGCGACTATTACTCCAGCAGCAACATCCTCTAAAATTTTAATGATGGGGCATTTTACAGGCTCGTCTACTAGCGGCGATGTTCAGTTCGTAGGTATCAAACTCTATAGAGATTCTACATTAATTGGTGAGGGCGATGCGAGTTCAAGAAACGGTACAGAAGGTGTTTTGCATACAGCGCAGTTTCGAGATGACCATTATTCCAAACCAAGTTCCACTTCTTTGACATTCGTGGACAGTCCATCCAGTACATCCTCCATTACCTACCGATTAAAAGCCTTTGCCAACCATGTTTCTGGATCGTCACTTTCTAATTTAACTTTGATACAAAATTCTGGTGGTTACGATTACAATAACAAAGAACAGGCTGTCGGAACGACAACTTTAATTTTAATGGAGATAGGCGCATGAGTATGCTTGGCTTAACAGAAACGCTGTTATCTCTTCAGCCAGAAGGACAAATTTGGAGATTCTCTGTCCTTGGTCATGTCACAGACGAGGCCACTTTTAATTCTAACGTGCGGTGGAACGAGCCAGAAACGGCTCCGATTGATTGGGCTGCTGTACAGGCTGCTGGCAATGTTGGGGAGGATATAGTTTCATGGAGACAATTGCGCTGGAAACGGGACGAGCTTCTTGAGGAAACAGATTGGTGGATGATGCGTGGCAACGCTACGGAAGAGCAGTTGGCTTATCGACAAGCCCTGCGCGATCTCCCTGAGAACACAGACGATCCAGCCAATCCAACTTGGCCGACTAAGCCGTAGGAGTAACGATTTATGACAAGCACGATCAAGGCCGATGTTGTAACAGCCCAGACTACTAACGGCAATGTGACATTGCAGGGAAACGGGACGGGTACTGTAGTTATTGGTGACAATACTGCCATCACTGGAACTACACCAACACTGACCATTGGCGATGCAGGGGCAGAGGATACAAAGATAGTTTTCGATGGAAACGCACAAGACTTTCATATTGGATTAGATGATACTGCTGATTCTCTTGTACTTGGTTTAGGATCAACTCTTGGAACAACCTCTCACATTGTGATGGATGCGACAGGTGCAGTTACAAAACCACTCACACCAGCATTTTTTGCTTACAATTCGACTTCACGCAGCAATGTTACGGGTAATGCAGTTACTTATAATGTCGTTTTCGACACGGAAGTGTTTGACCAAAACGCTGACTTTGCATCAAATACTTTTACTGCTCCAGTAACAGGAAGATACTTTTTACAAGGTCAGGTTTCAACAGATGCTCAAACCACTACAAATACAGATGGTATCTTAGCACTTGTTACCTCAAATCGAACATTAAGTGTTTATTATAATCCGGGCAATATGGAAGGTCCAGCCGCAACGGGACAATGTTCGATAAGTTTTTCTGGTATTTTTGATATGGATGCTTCCGACACTGCATATGTGCAAGTAAAAATCTATCAGGGAACTCAGACCATTAATCTACAACCCACTAATACATTTTTCACAGGCGCACTTATAGCCTAGGGCGAAATAACCAATCTTAAAGGAGATTAAAAATGGCAAGTTTATCAGTAACAGTGACCATAGACGACACAGATCAAATGGTTCTGAAAAATGATATATTAGATATTGATGAGTGGGTTCAAAACGCTGTAACAGGGAAGATTAATAATTGCTGGAAGCGTATGCAAAATAATTGGACTACAAAGTTGATTAATGATGAATCTTTTACAGATTCTATTCCAAGCAATAAAACAGACTTTGTTACTTTGGTTACTTCAAGAGCAGATTATAAAGACCGTGCTGCAATGGATGCAGAAGGTAACACCATTGAAGATTAGACAAACCTTAATATTCATAGCTTCTCTCGCAGTGGCAAGTATAGCTCTGAACACCTCGCTACACGCTCAATGTGCAAAGCCAGAAGCGGAGCTAACAGCAATTGGACAATACTGTGTAGATTCGTATGAACAGCTTGTTAAGGAAACAGAAGAGAAGGACCAGTTTTTAGCATTTGTAGGACTGACTGTGACAGGAACCCCTCTATGGTTCTTTGCCAGTTCCAAGGCTTTTAGCGTATTTTTCAGAGACTTTGCCACAGGGAAATACTGTACTGCTCCTAACTACTTTGGCAAAATTGTAGATAGTAATACTTCCGACACTGACTTAGGTGAACCAACATGACTGTAGAATCTGCAACATATATAAGCCAGCTAAATACCGCTTACCCTGCTGCTGGAGATAACATTTCTGAGGGTGACGATCATGTACGGTTGGTTAAATCAGTACTGAAAGCGCAGTTTCCAAACTTGGCTACCACGGCTGTTTCGCAAACCAGCGCACAGATGAACAAACTTGGCTTTGAGGTGGGTACTATAGTGATGTTTGCTTCAGGAACAGCACCTACCACAGAGACTATCAGCGGTGTTAGAGATTGGCTACTGTGTGATGGTACTGCTTACAGTACCTCAACCTATTCTGCCCTATACGCTGTTGTTGGAGTAGTGTTTGGAACATCTGGAAGTGACTTTAGAGTTCCTGACTATAGAGCGCACATACCAGTAGGAGTTGGAGGAGCTTTTGTACTGGGAACTGCTCAAACCAAAGCTATAGGAACAGAGTCAGCCACTATAAGCCTACAGCCTATTAACTTTTTGATTAAAACATGACAAACCCAAAATGCGATAATCCAGACTGCGCTTGCGATCCTTGCGAGTGTACAGAAGATGATCCTTGCAAATGTAGAAACGGGAGTGATGACGATGAAGTATGAATCTAGTAAAAATTCTAACTACAAGAAAGAGGTGGGAGATCGTAACTTACCTCGCGGTGGTGGTGGGAATTATACAGAAGCAGAAGTTAAGAAAGGCGGTGACGGCAATCGTTACTACAAAGGTACTATCTACGGCAACAGCCGAGGTTAGCACTAGTGGATATTAAGGAACGTGCAAACCAAGCGTCTATAATTCTAAACAATCCCATCATTAAAGAAATGTGGGAAACTTTGGAAAAAGACCATATTGCAAATTGGCTTAATACCGCTGATTATACTGAACAGGAATCATATTGGCATAAGATTAACGCTCTACGCTCCGTAAAGGAATACCTGGAATCGTTAGTTTATGCTGATAAGATCGAAAATAAAGAATAGGGAGAAACCTAGTTATGAGCGAAGGTCAGACCAATCCGCAAGCGGAAGTCACACAACCTGAACCACAAATGAATATGTTTGATGTCATGTTTGGAAGTGAAGAAAGCACTAATCCAGAGCAAGCATCAGAACCTTCCCAGGTTCAACAGGAAGAAGTTATAGAAGAAGCCCCTATAGAGGCACAAGCCGAAGAAGAGGTGGAAGCAGACGTTCCTGAAGAAGTTGAGGAGCAGTACGAGGTAGAAGAAGCGGAGGTTGTTCAAGAAACCTCTGAAACAAGCCCTGATCCTGTATACCGTGTTAAGGTAGATGGAGAAGAGTTTGAGGTCAGTCTTGACGAGTTGCGTAACGGATATCAGCGGCAATCGGATTACACCCGTAAGTCGCAATCTCTAGCAGAACAGAGGAAAGCTTACGAAGCCAACCTACAAGCTGTTCAAAATGAAAGGCAACAGTACGGACATATTTTGGAAAATGTTGGAAAATTCCAAGATATAGAGGTACAAAAACTTAACGATATAGATTGGGCATCTCTTAAAGATACTGACCCTATGGGCTATATGGAAAAGCGCATGGAGTTGCAAGAAGCAAGAGAAAAATCTTCCCAAGTTAAGGCCGAACAGACTAGAATAGCGCATCAAAGCCAGCAGGAACAAGCAGTAAGGATGCAAGATATTTTGCAGCATGAAGCTGGAAAACTTAAAGAAATACTCCCTGAATATGCTAATCCTAAGTCTGGTTTAAGGGACAAACTCAGGGACTATGCGTTAGGACTTGGTTTTGACCAACAGGATATAAATAACATAGCCGATCATCGCGTAGTCCTAGTATTGCACAAAGCAATGCTACAAGATGAAGCGAAGAGCGGGGCTGTTAAAAAGGTTTCTAAGAAGGTTCCAAAAGTTATGAAGTCGGGAACTCCTGAGAGTAAGACGCAACGTAATTCGCGTACCTTAAAGGGTAAACGGCAGAGATTGTCAAAGACGGGACATCCAAGAGATGCTGCAAATGTTTTTCTGGATATGATCTCTTGATGAAAGGATAGCCAACTATGGCACAACCAACTGGAGTATACGTTACATTCTCCTCCAAGGGTCTTAGAGAAGACCTTGAGAATGTAATTTACGACATCTCTCCTACAGAAACGCCCTTCATGTCGATGGGTGGTAGGACTGATGCTATTGCAGTAAATCACGAGTGGCAGACTGACGCTCTTGCGACTGCTGTTGCTACTAACTTTAACGAGGAAGGTGCAACGCTTACTGCCGCTGAACCTGCCGCAACTACTAGACTTGGTAATATCTGTCAGATCAGCTTGAAAACTACGCTGGTTTCTGGCACGTTAGATGCCGTGTCGAAAGCTGGACGTAAGGAAGAACTTGCGTACCAGATGTCTAAACGTGCTGCTGAATTGAAGCGCGATATGGAAACGAGCTTGATAGGCGCGAATACTGGTAAAACCGCTATGTCCGCTGATTCTACTGTTCGTAAACTAGGGAGTTTGACTTCTTGGATAACCACCAACGCTAGTATTGGCTCTGGTGGTACGGCAGTTGGCTCTGGGGGCGCAGGTGCAGTTCGTACCGATGGTACGCAACGTGCGTTCACGGAAACACTGCTAAAAGCCGTTATTCTTCTTGCCTATAACAACGGTGCCAACACCAAGTACTTGATGATGGCTCCTGCTCAGAAGCAGACGTTCTCTAGCTTTGTGGGCGTAGGCGGGTCTAGTGGCGTTTCTAACTGGACTGATACGGCTGATGGTCGTATAATCGGTGGTATGGATATCTATGTATCCGACTTTGGTGAAATGGCCGTTGTTCCTAACCGTTTCCAACGGTCTAGGGATGTATGGCTTCTTGATCCTGAGTACTACAAGTTAGCTTATCTACGTCCGTTCAACCAGAGAGAAGTAGCTTCTACTTCTGATGGTGAGCAACGTGCTATTATCGTTGAATATACCTTACAGGTAGATAACGAGAAGGCACACGGCGCGGTCTACGATCTTAGCTAGACTGTTCAACTACGGGAGGGGTCTTAACGGCCTCTCCCAATTTTGAGGAGATTGGATAGTGAGTGACCCAATCAAAAGAAATTTCAGATACGATCATACCGATGATAAGGGTATAGTACACTCTACACAAGATGTACAGCCTTTGCTCGACATGAATAAAAAGGAAATTAACGGAGACTCTCTCTACGATACTAGCAAAGCTCCTATGGGTTTGCGTAAAGTTGCTAGTATTCCTCTTATCGTTATAGAGAAGTGGAGAACTGAGCTAGGCGTAGATGTAATGAATAAAGATCATATGCCAAAGGTTAAACAACTTTTGAACGATCCAGAGTATGCGTATCTCCGCACCCATAACAGTAGGATTTAGCAAGTGAGCCTAGCTACCTTTTCAGACTTGAAGTCAAGTGTTGCGAACTACCTTAACCGCAACGATTTAGACGCTGTGATACCTGATTTCGTAACACTTACTGAAAACAGGCTAAACAGGGACTTGCGTGTAAGGACTAACCTTATCCGCGCAGAGACTACTACGACTGCCAGCACTGCTTTCTATAACTTACCTAATGATCTTATAGAACTCAGAAACATTACCTACGATACGGCAAGCAGCAGTTACTCGTTAGAATACTTGTCTCCAGAGTCGCTCAGTAGGGAGTACGGGGCTTACACTAGCGGTAAACCTAGGGCGTATACTAATCTAGGTAAGGACATCAAACTTGGTCCTACTCCTGATGCAGCGTATACGATCAATATAAACTACTTCAAAAAGCTTGAGACTTTATCAGATGCTAATACTACAAACCTGATACTTACAGAGTTTCCAGAGCTATACTTGTTTGGAGCTTGCTTAGAAGGAGCTATATACTTAAACGATACAGAGCAGTTACAGCGGTTCATGGGACTATACCAGCAAACTTTAGGAGAAGTTAAAGCGGCTGAAGATGCGGCTAGATATGGTGGTACAGTGATGACCATGACTACTCAAGGTGATCCTGGTGCTATGGTTCGTAGAGGAGCTTATGGTTAATGCCTGAAACAAACTGGGTATACGATGAGTTTGACTTGGTGCAGGAAACGGGCGGTAATATACTGCACGAGGACGGTGACTATATCTGCCTACAAGAGTTTGACTCTACTACTTGGCCTGCACAGACATCAGCGGGGTCAGGCTGATGGCTAAACAGATGCACGACATTAACGGCACTCAGGCTGGTTTTTCGTATAACAAAGACTTGTCTCCCTATGATATGCCCCCGCATTTTTTCGATGAGGTAGTTAATGCTAGGTTTGTAGATAGGAAGGCTGGAACCATAACAGGACACTCCCAGGTGCTTGGTACTCCAACAGTTGCTCCCTATTGGGCTATAGAGTGGGATAAAGGGGGTACTTCTCTCTGGATATACGGTGGATTGACAACGCTACACAAGATTACAGGCACTACTCACGCTGCTGTTACCCGCTCTAGCGGTGCATACACTACCATAGCCAGTACCACAAACAATTGGCAAGGTGCGGTTCTAGGCGGTGTTCTTGTGGCTAATAACGGAATAGATGTTCCGCAAAGCTTCACTCAAGCTGGTTCACTATTCACAGATTTACCTAACTGGCCTGCTACGCTACGATGTAAAGTTATCGTTCCCTTTAAGAACCATTTGGTAGCCTTAAACTTAACAGATAGCAGTACTGAGAAACCTTACTCTATACGCTGGAGTGACGCTATACCAGAAGGTGCTGCTACTAATGGTGCTAATACTTGGGTAACTAGTAGTACAGCTTCAGAAGCAGCGGAGACTACTCTAGGCGGTACTAAAGGTCATTTGCTCAACGCTGTTCAACTAGGTAACGAGCTTATCATATATAAGGAAGATAGTGTATACAGTCTTAACTATGTAGGTGGGTCTTTTACCTTTAACATCAGGGAGAAGTTTAAGGACACAGGTTTGTTTGCCAGAGATGCGGTTGTAGACCTAGGGGATGGTAGGCACGTTCTAATGAGTACCAACGATGTTGTGGCTCACAACGGCAATCAGATTACCAGCGTTATAGACGATAAGATGAAAACACTTCTGTTTTCGGAGATAGACACTACAAACTTCCATAGGACATTCTTAGCACATAATAAAATCCAGAACGAGGTATGGATATGCTATCCAAAGACTAATGCTACAAACGGATTTCCTGATCGTGCGCTTATCTGGAACTATAGGGACGATACTTGGACGCAGCGAGAGTTACCTAACTGTATGTATATAGCTAAAGGTTTGGTCAATCCTGCTCTTACAAACACATGGACGGCTTCTACAAAGACATGGAATACTTCCACACTAGGTTGGTCACAGCAGGAATATAACCCCGCCATTGACTCTCTGCTAATATGCGGAACTAACGATACAAGGTTGTATCTAGCTGATTCAGGAACTACGTTTGACGGTACAGGTTTTACCACAACTTTGGAAAGAACTGGTCTTCACGCTGGTCAGACAGATATGGTAAAATCTGTTACGGGGCTATACCCCAGAATAGAGGGAACTGGTACAGTGGATATAAGCGTGGGGTCTGAGAATCAGCCTTTTGAGGGTGTTACCTATGCTACCCCCGTAACCTATACCATAGGGTCAGATCACAAGATAGACTGTAGGGTTAAGGGTAGATACATAGCGGTTAAGTTTGAAACTGAGGAAGACACTACGTTCAAGTTGTCAGGATATGCGCTGGAAGCAGAGGTTGTGTCCACAAGATGAGTAAGGAATTTCTACGCTTTGATCCAGCACCCGTACCAAACAATGTTGAGGATTTGCCTACCTACCTTGCTAACACACTGCTTGAAATACGGGCGGCTATAGAGGTTGCTAGAAACGGGCATCTGGACGTAGTATACGCTGAACCAGACAAGCCCTATCAAGGAGATATCCGATATGCTGATGGAACAAGCTGGAACCCAGGCAGTACAGGAGAAGGAATATACTTTTACAACGCCGCTGGAGCATGGGTTAAGCTATAAGCACGTTGATATAAGATCACCCAATGCCAAGTCACTAGTGTCACAATGTTGGGACTTTATAGAAGCAGGGGTGGAACAAGGTGGTAGTAAGGAATTTCTAACTACCGATTACCTGATTAAAAAGGTTTTAGAAAGAGATTCAGATTTATGGGTATCGCAGGACGAGGGCGATAACATAGTAGGGGCTTTAATCATAGGGGCCGCTCCGTACCCTACAGAAACAGGAATTATGGCCGAATCAATAGGTGGTACATTTAACTTTAACACTCTTGTACCAATGCTGGAGAAGTTTTATAGGGCTAGGGGTTATAAGTTTTTTGAAATGACGGGACGTAAAGGTTGGGAGCGGAAAATGAAACCGCTAGGGTATACATACATGAACACTACTATATATAAGAGGTTGTAAGATGAGTAGCTTTTTCAGACCTAAGACTACGATAGTGAGCGTACCATCATCCTCGCAATCGTCAGGCAGTGCGGAGGCTAAACCTTATGCTCCCACAATTCCATTTATAGATAGGTTGTTACCCCAAATTGAGTCTGAGTTTGATGCTACTCCCGATCTATTTAGGGGATCTCTAATACCTCAAGATTCCGCTCAAACCCTAGCAGCTAGGCAGAATTACCAGGATTTATCAACTAGTGTTTTTCCAGCTTTGGGTTCAGGACTGTCTGGACTTTTCGCCAATAGGCTGTCTACGGCTTTGGGTGATCCTACTCAGGATAGAATATTTCAGGAACAAACGGGTAATATATCCAACTTAGCCCGTCAGTTTACCGAAAGAGATAAGCAGACCGCGCAGGAGCAAGCCATAAACGCTGGTCAATTTGGATTAGGGTCAACAGCAACGGCTGAATTTGAGGAGTTGCAGAGAAGGCAGCGCGAAGAGACTACGCAACAGCAGTTAGCATCAGCATTGCAACAGGCAGAAGCGAGAAGAGTTGCCGCTGCTGGTGAAATACCAGGATTGGCAAGCTCTGTAGGAAGCCTTGCCCTAACTCCCGCCTCTCTACAGGAAGCAATAGGCAAGGACGTAGAGCAGAGAGAGCAAGCAAGATTGCAAGACCAGGCTCGTATACAGCAGCAAGATCAAGAAGCAAGAAGGTTGCAGCTTATAACCAAGTCTAACTTACTTAGCGGCTTGGCAGGATTGGGTACACAAACTGCCTATCAAGGTAAGACTTCAGGTGTATCTGGTCAAGCGTTTGCTTCACCTAGTATCTTCCAACAGATAGGGTCATTTGCTGGCAATATAGGTAAAGCAGCGGCGGGGATACCAGGATGAGTAGTTCTACAAAATATATCCCAACTGCTGATGACTTGAGTAGGCTTGCTGCAAGAAAACCTGATGATTACAGGTCTATGAGTTCAGGAGAAAGTCCTTCTCTCGAACCTAGGGTTTATGAGAGCGAGAAGGGCTTAGGGTTTCGATACGAGGGACTAGGGCCTTACCCTACTAAGGGGTCAGCACCAGCTAGGTATTCTCCTGGTAAGGGACATCTTTTTGGATACGAGGCTTTAGAGAGACTTGAGAGAGCCGAAGAAAAAGAAAAAGAGGAAGAAGAAAAGAAAGACGATGAGGAGAAGGGAAAGAGGCGGGGAGCAGGATCGTATGAGGGTGAGTCAGACAGTACAGAAATATATAGAAGTCCAACCCCACGAGCGGAATCACCAAGAGGTACTGGATATAGACCTGTAGCAGCTTACGATCAGATATCTCGTGATCCTCTTTACACAGGTTCTCAGACTTACGGAAAGCAAGCTCTTGCTATATTTGCGGCAATGGATGAAATCTTTGGAACTCCTACTGGAGCATCTCACTTACAGCAATACCCTAGAATATTCTCTTTGATTTAGGACTACAATAATGGCAAATCAATACTATACAGAAGCAGAGCGAGAAGAAATCTTACGCCAAATAGGTAGGAATAATATCGCTGTTAATAGAGAGCTTGTCAACGCTCCACCAGAGATGAAACCACCTTACCCAGAATTGCCCAATCCTGTAATTCCCGACATATTTGAACAAATTGGAAGAAGCTCTGGATATAGAAGAACACCTATGTATAGATCACCTGTTGCGGTAGATGGTGGAGCAATGCCAGATGCAGCTAGAGTTCCTTCCGCCGTGCCTGTGGCTGTGGAAGAGCTGCTAGGTCCAGACATGGGGCAACAGGATCAAAGATTTGTAACAGGTATCGAACCTGTAGACGCTACTGGGGCGGATACTCCTGTTCTGGACAACATATTGGATTACGGTGGGATACTTGATTGGCCCTCGCTTAGAGAAATAGGTGCAGGGGGGCTTAACATACTTAACGAGCTAAATCCTCTTAGGGTCAAACCTGCTCACGGGCAGTCAAATACAAATATGAATGCACAGCCTGTAAATCCACCTGGAACTATGTTAAGTAGAGGCGTAGGGAACATATGGGATGCAATGACGAACGATATGAGCAAACGCTGGCCGCATGAGGCATGGGTTGATTGGGCTACTGATGGCAGGGGTGTTCAAATACCAGACGTAGGATGGGATGCTGTTAAAAACCACCCTGCTTACCAACTTTTAACTTTACCAGGACTTGTTACTCAACTGGCGGGTAATGATGACCCTAAGCCTGTGACTAAGGATGATTCCTTAGCTACCAGATCAGTACAGGATGGTGCTAACGCCGATCTAAAAATTAAAGCTTATCAAGAGGAGCAGGAGAAGAAAAAAACAGGTAAGGCTTGGCTCTGGGATATGATACAAAAGTTTGGAAGGTCTGACGTTGCCAACTGGATGGCCGCTCCTGAGTTTGTAGAGGGTAGATTTGGGGAGACAGGTCTTGCAAACGTAGGTGGACCCCTTTCCAGAGGTAGAGTAGGTTTTGAGAATAGGGAAGCGGAGAGGTTGGCAGCAGAGGCAGATTACATAACTGCTCAAGCTAAAGCAAATGCCCCTCCAGAGTTGACAGGCACTTATAAAACCGTACTTGACGAGACACAAGCTGCTCAACGGGGTCTACAAATAACTCAGCTACTTAGAGACATCATTGATAGCGGTGATGACTTGACCTCTTGGAAAATGGCTAAGGATAAATATGGTGGTAGACTAGCTTCTCTCCTTGGAGTTATGAGCGATCAGACAAATCCTCAAGACTACGCAGAGGCTATGGGTAAGATGCTTATAGACACCTATATGCAAGTTACGGGTCAGGATAAGACTAACAAAGCTGAGATTAAACGGCTGTTTGAAGAATTTGTCGACCCAACTGGGACGTTTAAGAGGGATGGTAACCTGCGGAAAGAGATAATAGCGTTAGAATCTGTCTTTAAGCAAAAAATGACTTCTGGCTCCAGACTTCTACACGATCAGGGTTTCAACTTAGAAGACTTGCAACGCCCAATTTCGTTGGGAAGTCAAGTGCAGGACGATTAGGAGAAGCATACATGGCAACGTATACTATATACGATGGTACTCAGGTGACTATACCAAACGGCCTCTCAGATATAGAGGCAAACAACCTGATAGCGAAGACTTTTCCAGAGAAGGCCGCACTTGCTGGTACTTACTATGACCGCGATAAGGAATATAACGTCCAGAGCGGTGTGCGCGATCTAAGCCTGAGATTTGGTAATGCCATAGCTCGTGGAAACATGGCTGAAATAATAGCGGAGTTTGACAACGCTGTGGGAGAGGGGAATTGGGGTATTAGCGACTTCAACGCTCCGTACGTCACTGCTCAGGGGATGAGAAATCTAGGTATAGAGCCTGAAGACGAGAGAAAGGTTTTGCTAGACGGTACTCGTACCGATTGGTATGATGTTGCTGACGCTGCTCCAGAGCTTATCATAGGTGGTGCGGCAACTGTGGCAGAACTTATACCATTCCCAGGAACTAATAGACTAGGTGCTGTTGGAGCGTCCAGGGGTTTAAGTGCCTTACGAGCTACCGCTAAGAAAGCATTACCAGATGTGGAAAAAAGGATGCTTGCTTTAGCACCCCCTAGGGTTACTAATGTTAGAAACCCCGCTGCTACAGGAATGAACACTGTGAACAACGCCAAACGTATGGCTATGTTACCATCTCTGACAAAGCTGCGAACTGTTGCTAATATGGAAGATGGTGTAGGCTTTGCAAGTAAGCTAGCAGCCAGAGCTTTTTCCCCATCACTGGTAGCCAGATCACTACGGGCAGGTGGTGGAACTATGGCTGCAAGCTTGGGCTTGGAGGAAGTGCAACGGAGAAGAGGCACTCAGCGGCAAACTCCTGCTGAACAATTCTATCAGGCGGGGATGGAAGGTCTTATGGTAGCGGGAGGAGCTTTTGCTCTTGGCTTACCATTTGCGGCTGTTGGTATGATAGGAAACAGGATTAGCGGTGCTGGTATCAACGTGGAAGGTCTTGGCATGAAGCTACCGCCGCTACAGGCTCGTAAGCAGTCTATGGTAGATGCAGAGGTAGCGGTAAGAGATGCTTTTCAAGGAAAAACAAACCCTGCAACTGGTAGACCTTTTACAAATTCGGAAATAAACCAGTTTATGATACACGTTACCCTGAAGGAACTGCTTGGTAAGGAAAAGGGTCTGCTTAACAAAGCTTTTATAAAGCAGGAAAGCATAGGTAGTAAGCAGTTAGGTGATGAGTATGTACAGAGAACTCTTACCCTGCTTGATAAGTACAAAAGGGCTGTGTTTGAAATGGACGGGCAGAATTTAACTGTGCCTCAGTATATGCAACAGCTTAGGCAACGATTAACCAAGTCTGAGTTAGACCAAGTAGAGGGAGCTTATAAGGGAATAAGCAGACTGTTTGACGATGATGTGGGGATACCTAACCAAAACATAGAACAGCTTATGGACTTGTTTGGGGGAAGACTTGCTGAAGCGTACAGGCACGGTCAAGGCAAGTTTTCAGCAGCCTACGACGATCTAGGATTACAGTTTGACAAGGCTGGTAGCATACTTATAGATGATTTTATACCTGGAGAGGTTTCAACAGCAACAAATAATTTAGCTGCTTTTGTAAATAAAATGGCTGACGATCTTGGTAGTGTTGACGCTCAGTTAATGTTAAGAGATTTATCAAGAGTAGTGGGTGAGGATGGTCAGCACGTTTTAGGGAAAATAAACGCTACAGTAGATTTTGAAACCGATACGATCCTGGGGGTTAGGAGAGCGGTTCCTAAAACTCAGAAAAAGATCATGGAAGAAAGTGCAGAAGAGGGAGCGGCTGTAGACCTTACAGCAGCACAACGAGCGGAAATAAAAAGGATATTTGGAGATGATTCGGGAGTACCTGAACCAAATTACAGAGATGCTACAGTTGCAAAGGCTGTAACAGCAGGGGATTTGCTACAGTTAGATAAAGGTTTTAGGCAGTACCTTAGAGACTCTACTGATAAGGAACTCACAAGACGGGCGGCAATAGCCACTAACTCTGTGCAGGATGAGCTAAATGGTATTCTTACCACACCTGTGTTTAAGGAATGGAGAGATGTAAGATCACGTTACAAAGAGTGGGTCGCGCCCTTTAACACAAATTGGGAGTGGTTAGGTGGAAGGACTACTGCTCAATCGCCAGCACAGCTAATACGCACTATGGAGGGACGTAAGCAGTTTAGAGGAAAGCCCATAACTTTTGAAACCCTTGTCAGAGATATGGATAAGGCGTATAAAGACATAGACGCGCAGGTGAGAACAGGTAAGTACAAGATGGAAAACGGGTTGCCAGTAGCACCAGAAGGACCGACATCTGATATGCTGCTAGGTACTCTAGGGGTTCAGTATATGAGGGGGTTACGCTCAAAACATAAGCTTACAGATAACGACTTAGCGGAGATAGGGTTTGGTCCTCAAAGCACTCCTGAGCAACGATTGGTGGGAGCAATCGAGTTGCGAAGACGGGCTGACATGGCTCTGAAAGAAATTGATGCCCTTGTAAACTCTGGTCCTGGTCCTACTAAGTCTCACAAAGCAGCTTTGAATAGATTGTTTGGGTCAGCAGGTCTGGAGAAGTTTAAGGGAGCTTTGCGCGAGTTACGGGATGGTAAAGACACTGGTGTCACTAAGCTTCAGGCTCAAAAATCTTATTTGGAGGCTCAAGACTTTGTTACCAGAGTTAGTTCGCTGTGGAAAAGGGATCAAAACGCTGTAAGGTTTGACGGGAATACTCTGACTAAGGAAGCTCAAATAGCTAAAGATTTATTTGACATAGACCCAGGAGCTAGAGACTTGTACCAGACAACAGTGTTTTCAGAGTTGTTTGAAAGGTTCTTATCTACTGAAGGTCTGAACACGGCTCAGGCCAATGCTCATCTTAGAGACTTGGGGGAAGCTGTATTTGCGGCGAGTAGGGATTATCCAGATGCCATGAAGATGCTATTGGGAGACAAGTTTGAGGGGATGCGCGATTTAGGTGCGCTAGTACATGGAGCGCACAACCTTGATCCGTTTGCTGGTGCAATCACAGTAGCAGGTTTACCCGCTACCGCTATAAGAAAAATGATAAACGGTGCGTACAAAGGTGCTGGTCAAACAGCCGCAATGATGTTTGCAATGAAGGCTCTTGCTCCTGGTAGTATGGCTTGGCGTAAGATAAGAGCGGCTAGAGGGTATCCAATACACGCTGATAAAGGGGCGGTTAAAGCGTTGGCTAGTTCACCCGATGGAGTTGTAAAAACGGCAGCAGACCTGCAACTTAAAAAGATAGGTCAGGAACATTTAGGTGATGCCATAGGCGCAGGTGCTAAAAGCCTTAATAGTATAATGGCTGGTAGGAACGGGTTGTGGGCCATGTCGGTTGCTTCTTATATGCAGGAAGTTAATGAATCGTTACCAAACTTGGAAATATCTAGTCCAGAGCCAGTACCAGTAGAGTTTTTCCCACCAGAGGAAACTACTCCCGCACAGGACGAGGGTGCGGATCAGGACAATAATGTTATCCAAAACCTGATATCAGCCTTGTCGGGGATGAGCGGTAGTCAAGCAGGAACCGCTCCCAACGCTCCTCAATTTCAGCCAACCTACAATCCAGTTAATGTAAGAAGTGCGCTGAACCAAGGTAAGCGTATTGCGGCTGCTACTAGGTAGTCTGTCTCTTATTATAGTAGGAGTTATCTATATGGGCTTACTAAGCGAAGCAAGCGAGTTCAAAACCGATTACGTTGACAAAATTGCAAAGAATATGTTTGAGGGCTTGCTAGGAACTTTAGGAGTAACAAAGCCGCCCGTTCCTGTGGGTGCTGGTGGTGCTACTCCTATGCCTGACTATACGACTGACCCAAGGGCTAGGGGCTTACACGCTGTTGAAAAAACTATTGACCGTGTTAGTGAGATACTTGGGCCAGGTATAATGACCAAGGATGCTAAAGAGCTTCTGTCTATAACTTCAAACATGGAAAGTTGGCAAGGGTTTCACCCTGATACCCATACACGCAAAAAAGTTGAGGGGGGTACTGTGGGTCACGGTGGTATGTGGCAAATGACACCTAAAACATTCTGGGAAATACTGCATAGAGCTAAAAGAAATTCTGATAGTAGTACTGCAAGGGCAATAGAGCGGATTCAAGATAAGACGGGTATAGATTTCATGTCTATGCACCGCGATCAGGAAAGTTCCAAGAAGTTGAACCAAGATGAAATAAACGAGATCAATGAATTTCTAGCGGTTCCGCTGCACTCAGCTTTGGCTGCAAGGCTTGAATACATGAGCGTTCCAGACCCAATCCCTAAATCAACGGGAGGAAAAATAAGGTACTACGAGGATGAATACCACAAGTTACCAGTGAGCTTTCCTAAAAAAGTGTATAATCAACTGCGAGGTAGGGGTCTTTTAGATGCCTTTTAATTTTGTAAAGGGTGAGTTAAGTGGAATTTATACAGGAGTATTGGGAACAATTAGCCATAGTAGGATTTGCAATACTGGCTATAGTTAAGATGAAGTTTGAGTTAGACAGTCTGAAGAAAGATGTCTCAGACTTGTACAAGAGAAATACATTTATAGAAGTTGTCACGCTCAAGGCAGAGATGGAAGTAGCTAAACGAAACATTACATCTCTATGGGACAAGTTTAACTCGTTAGTCAAGAAGGAGTAGTCAGGTGGAGTGGTTGATCTTAACAATAGGTGCTAAGTTCTGCTGCATCGCAGCGTCAGGAGTGGGCGGTCTAGCCAACTGGGCCGTGAAGAAAGCTATTAGCTGGAGAGATTTAGCTCTAGCCGTTCTCGTAGGTTGGGCAGCGGCAGAGTTCTTTATCCCACCAGTGATGAAACACTGGGAGCTAGACATAACTTGGGGGCCAGCTATAGCATTTGTCATAGGATTTTGCGGAATACGCTTACTCCCTGTAATTGAGCAAGCATTAACCAATAGGGTCAAGGGTAGTTAATTATGGACACTCGTAACTTAGACTTGACAGAGGAACTGTCTGACACACTACCGCCCAAAGATGAAGCAATGAAAGCAGCGTTAGACGCGCTACATGCCATAGCAAGGCACGAGCGGGAATGTGGATTACGTTGGGGAGATGCTCATGCAGAGATGAAGCTAATCAGAGAACAGCTAGGAGTGCATTCTCATAGGTGGGAACGTCTAGCATGGTTGGTTATAGGTACTATGACTGCTGGTGTTGTAGCAGTTGTGGTACAATCTTTGAAATTTTAGAGAGGACTAAATTATGGAAAATGAAACTGTAGGTATTGTTACTCATGTAATGACTTGGTTTGGAGACATACCAGCTTGGCTCACGGCGATTACAACAGTGGTCACAGCGGCCACAGCTATCACCGCAATAACTCCAACCCGCAAAGACGATATGGTTATCGGCAAAGTACTATGGGTGCTTAACATAGTTGCTGGCAACATTGGTAAAAACAAGAACCTAGACGCTTAATCAAGTTGCAATTTCTAGGTTTAATAAAAGTACTGCTCCGATTGGTCGGTCATTTATCAGAATGGGCTATGCGTAGACAACTGATAAAGGCTGGCGAATCGGCAGCAGTGAACAAAGGTTTGGTAGATGTTGCAAACACCATTGAGCAAGCTCGTAGGGCTAGGAGCGATATTGATAGTAAGCGGTTGCGCTCTAAGTACCGCCGTAGTTCCAAAGAAGGCGATTAGCTATATACCTTGTGTCTCTCTTCCTGGTCCTTTCTTATACGAGGACGAGAACATAGACCCTCATTTCCCTGTCCGAATGAGCGAGGAAACTTTAGAATGGGCAGACGAGTACAACGCTGTTTGGGAAAGCCTGTGTGAATGATTTGTATTTACTGTGGAGCAGATAAGGGCAATAGTGCTACTTGCCCCAGGTGTGGTGGAATGAAAGGTAAGTAGATGTACGGACTGTTAGCAGAGGCAGGTAGAGGCGAGGACAACGCTGCTCAAGGCGGTCAAGTAGCTCATATCAGCGCAGCAGAGGCAGACTTGCTCAAACAGTTAGGCGGTGCTGGTAGCGTAAACCCTACGACAGGTCTTCCAGAATACTACTCCACTGGAGCGAGTAGCGCACCTGGTACAGCGGCGGCTGCAACGGCGGCTGCGGGGTCTGCTGCTGCTGCTGGAGGATTGGGAGTATCACCTTCATCGGGTGGTTCTGGGTTTGGTTTTGGAGTAACAAGCGGTGGTGGTTACGGAGGTGGTCAGGCAGGTAGCGGTATAGGCTTAGGAGCAACTGCATCACCAGGCGGCGAAGGACTTGGGTTTTTAGCTAATCTTGGGGAAGGGCAGGGAAACTACGGGCAAAGTATGGGTGACGGTGGGTTTAGCCCAGGCGGTTTCTTATCTGCTTTCCTAGGAGATACCCTAGGGCTACTCGCAAGCCCGTTTGGAAAATTTGCTAACCAGTACGGCTTACTCAGCAGTCTGTCGCAGTCGGTGCTTGGAGATTCAGCGGTAACAAGTGCGATAAAGGGTATGGAAGGTTTCTCTAACCAAGGAAGGGCAGTCCCAACTGTAAATGTCCCGCCTAACTCTCCTTCCCTAAGCCCAACGCCTTCTCCGTATGGTCCTTTTGGTGACACTGCTCCTACCTCTCTGGTTACCCCAAACGCAGAAGCAGCGGTAGTTCCAACGAGTTTAAACACGCCGCTACCTTACAGCCCTCTACCCACAACGCTAGTTTGATTTTAGGAAAAGTTTTTCCTATGGCGTAGCTTATCTATCTGGTCGGATAGTTCCTTGAGCTTCTTGTAAGATTCCTGTAGCTGTTCCTGCAAATCCTTAACATTCTTCCTTAGTATGACGTTCATAGCCTCGTGATCGTACTCCATTAGATACCTCTCAGCCTCTTCTTTATCGGGTGTCTCGTGTACTATATGACCGTGAGGGTTAATGACCTGATACCCAATCCCGTTAGACGGGCCTTGGTGGATGTACCTTATTTCCCTGACAAAACTTAGGCCCACACTACACCCCGCACATTCCTTCACAATTTTCAAGCTGCCCAAAATCAAACGTATCCTGCTTGGACTTCTCTATAAAGTTAATATCTCCAAGGGGTTGACACGATCTGTGTAGATACACCTTATCATCGTTCTTTGTACCAGTTCGTATCATGTCATCAAACTGAACAACATCTGCAAACTCGTTGGGAAACTCGTCCTTTAGTTGTTGCCACTCTAAATTAGTTTTATAGGGGCAGAAAGTACAGGCTGATCTAGGCGGGGTACGTTTGTAGTTTTCCTCAAACCACTGTATGCAATCAGCCCTTTTGAATTTATTTTCTATTAGGGGATACACGTTTGTAATCCATTTGATACGGTTGGTAGTCATACGCATTACTTCATCGTAACTAATGCCCATAACCATATCGACATTAGTACCCCTTTTCCTTTTCTCCCCCTTTTTAAGCCCTAGAAGCTCTCTAACCTTCTGGTTGACAGGGTTTATTTTGTAGTTAGAAGTACACTGGCGGCGTAGTAAACCCTTCTTGCCCGTCTTGCCATTAACAGTAAACAGAGGTATGGTTAAAAAATTGTACCGCCCTGTACCACAACTGCTGTTTATAGTGTCTAGTTTAAGATCACCAAAGCTGACTGTATGAACAGGGAAGGATAGCTGGTCTTTTAACCAGGATAGGTGGTTATAGGTTGCAGCCCCTTCCCCTAAAGTATCCGCAAAGATGGCGCAGTCAACCATAGGTAACTCGCCTCTTTCAATCATAAGTGCCAGTGTAGATGATTGAACTCCTGCGCCTAGGGATAGTACCCTCAAGTTAGTTTTATACACCACAAGACCCCCCGTGTTGCGTAATACTGCATATATCGTGTGTCTCTACACCCTCTTCAAACTCTTCCCCAAGCTTATCTACAGCTTCACTGTACGGCACAGAGCTAAGTGGTTGACCCCCTCTACACCCGTCAGGATACACGGTGAAACCCCGCAAGCGGTGAGCGTAAGAAGCAAGAGTATCGGTAAAAGCTTCCACAGTGTCATCATTGTTCAGCTTTGACCCCCATGCTGGTAGGTTAATCGTGGAAGATATAGCCATATCCACATAGTCTTGGACATCTGCCTGAAACTTTATACGCCTCTTATAGTCTTCAGCCAAGTCCAAAGCAGACTCTATCTTGTCTGGATTAGTTCCGTAAATGTCTATAATCTCCTGAGCAGCACTGTCTACAACATACTGGTAGTGCCAACGGCTGTTCTGCTTAAGATATCTACGGCGATAGGCAACAGCAAAAATAGGTTCAATACCAGTACTAGTGCCAGCAAGGATGCCGATTGAGCCTGTGGGTGCAATCGCTCTATTAGCCACAGGAGTACTAATAGAAAGCTCACTAGCGTAACTACGGCTAGTACCATCGCTAACTCCTCTGTAGACACTGAGCCATCTGTGAAGTTCATCTGTAACCTCATACTTGTACCCCCTCTTGATGAGCCACTCGTGTACCCCCATCAAGCCTAGTCCTAGTCTACGGTTCTTCTCCCTGACCCTATCCACTTTATTGTAAGGTAGTTTAGCCTTTAACGTACCGCACATAAGAAACTTAGTAGCAAGTTCACAGACGTTGCTAAGTTCCTCTATATCTTTAATACGTCCAAGATTGAGCGAACCCAAGTTGCAAACATCCGAATCGTCTGCGCTAGTAACTTCAGTACACGCATTGCGGAGCGTTTCGTTCTCCTTGTCAAAGAAATTAAAGCTAAAGCCTGGTTCAGCCGTACTGAGGGCTTGCTTAACATTCTGGCGAAAAGTATTCCCGACATCCCCTGTCTCCCAGTAGTTAGTAATCCAATCTGTGTCGTAGTTAAGGCTCACGTTGGTCATGTCCAAGGGGGCGGGGAAGTTAAAATCCTGCTCTTTGACCTGGCCTAAGCTAACACCTGTGCTACCCACTGGCATATCGTACCAGTTCTTAGCGTTAAGTAACTCTTCAGCGTCCTGGTGCTGCCAGTTTAGGCTTGCGTAGATAGCACTTCTACGACTTCCCCCCTGCATCACCCTGCGGCCTATCTCGTTTATCATCTGCATCTTTGGAACTGGCCCACTGGCAATACCACCTGTGGATTTCAACCTTGAGCCAGAGTGACGGTACACTGAATAGTCCACGCCGATCCCCCCACCTGTCATCAGGCAACTTTCTACTTTCCATGATAAATTAGACCAATCCTCTCTTGTATCTTCCTCTGCTCTGAGTAGATAACAGTTGTTGAAAAACTTGTTAGTCCTACCAGCGTAGTAGAGATACCTACCACCAGGTATAAACTTGAGATCAGTTATGTACTCTATAAGCTGGTCCTGATCGTCCTTGGACATCAACGGCTTGTCTATAAAGTCTCCACAGACATCCCTAACCAGAGTCTTGGAAAGGTCTGCCCAAGTATCGCACCCTTCATGTGCGTACTTGTGCTTGAAAATGTCTTCAGAGAACTTGGAACGGAATTGGGGATTTTCGTTAGAATTATATCTCATGGCAGTCCAGTGGCCTCACCTCAAATTTGGTTAATTGTTCATGCACCCTATCTCTGAAGGACAGTAGAAGGTCTATACTCTCTAGGTCTAGTATTTCCACTATCTCTTCAGGGGAATGCGCTTCTGCAATATCGCTTAACATCTCATCAGAAAGTTGCGGCATTTTCTACCTTAGCCTTCTTTTTGCCCAGGAACCATACAGGTCTTCCGCTCTTGAACTCCAAGTTTACATCCTCTGCTTCCCAACATATCTTTTTATGGGAGCAGTAAGAGCAGTTTATTGCCAGCTTCTTGCGCTTGGTAGTCCTGTCCAGAACCGCCTCAAACGGCCTCTTAGGGGGTTCCTCACCTTCTAGTGCCTTGCGTACCTCTTTAATGCGCTTAGGAGTGTCCTCAAGCTCTGAGTGGGTGTAAGTGGCAAGTTCTCCGCTACTCTTATCAAAGGCCAGGAAAGTTCCGCTATCCTTGTCAAGAGCGTTAGCATAACCGCTGATCTGAGAAATATACCCAAACGGATCATCGTCAGGTAACGTACCGTTCTTAAACTTCTTCATACCATAGCTGGAACTAGACTTTACATCAGTCAACTGGTCATCAATTACGGCATCAATGTGGCCCTTTATACCGTCTATTTCGATCTGTTTCTGTTGATCCGCAACATCGTGACCAGCTTCCTTAGCCAGGTATAAGATAACAGCCTCTACGACATCCCCGATCATAAACTTGAGCTTGGTTTGAGGTAGTAAAGGCTCAGGCTCGTGCGTACCTTTGATATCGTACCAGAGAGCGCGAGTACATGGCTTGCCTATGTTAGACATGCGGAGAGCGGGTTTTCTACCACTAGTGCTGCTCCAAAGCTGCCTACGCACCCCTTCCATCATTGTAGATGCCATCCCAAACAAGTATTCCTGGTTGGGAGACTTGGTTCCATTGTTCAGAAGACTGTATATGTCTTCCACCAGTGTATCAATTTTCTTCATTAGCGTACTCCACGGCTGTAACTCCCTTATGCTTGTCTAACTTACCATTCCTCAGATCAGAAATTCTCTGTTGGCTGTAACCATTTGACTTGCACCAATCTTTCAAAGTGATATCACGCACCCATTCTTGAGAACCGCCGTAGTAACTGACAAGAAATGCACCTCTATAGGCGGGGTTGTTTATACCAGCAAACTTAGCCCTTAGTGCCTTACTTAAATAGCTCTTGACGGGCCTGTAGAAGCGTATACCCCCTACATTAGCGTTGTAGTAATCCTCACTCTCAAGCACCCCTAGATCAAGCTGTAACTTCATTTCGTTATAGTACAAATTACGCTTGTTGTCGCAAAGCATAAGTATTTCAAACTTGAACTTACGTTTACCTAGTTTCTTAACGTCTTCCAGCAGGTACTTGGAACTACTACAATATCCTCGCCACTCACTAGCTCTGATGCGCTTACCTTTACTGAATTTCCATAGGTGCTTACACCCTATGTACGCCTTACCAGAAACTTTGTTAGTTATCTGGTAGACAAAGCCCAGGTGGGCATCGGGGTCAAATCTACCGACTTGATCTATGTCCCAATGCCCGTAAGCCCGTCTTGGCACTAACTAGAACTCAGAAGATTTAGAAGAACCACCCTCTTCAGGCTCCCACGGGATTACATCAGTAAGCTTAACAGCGTCTAGGAAGGTGGTTATACCAGTACCAAACTTGTTATCGTAGGGACGCTGAGTAAGTCTAACAGTACCCTTAGACCCGTTACTTATCGTCCGTATTCCATCGTAAGGCTCCCCATTCTCGTCAAACAAATCTGGTGGTCTGCTCGACTTTACCTGGATATAGGGTAGGCCGTCATAGCGATCCTCGCGTACGCTTACCCGAAGGCCGATCTTCTTAGCCTTCTTTATCTGATCTCCAGCCAGTACAACGGCTACGCTGTAGTTGTCAAAGTTATCCTTACGGTCAAAGATAAAGGGGTACATTAAGCTTCCCTCTATGTAGTGTTGTGTAGCTCTTGCCATATTAGTGTATCTCACTCCAGTTGTTTCCAGTAATAACATCGCAATCCAGTGGACATCTTAGCTTAAATGTGCTGTTCACTGTCTGTATAGCTATTTTAACACACTCGCTAACTGAGTCAACAGATTTCTTGTGCGTTTCAATAACTAATTCATCGTGTACCATAGCCACTATTCGGGCATAGGTAGGGTAGTAGAAACCGTTGAAATCGTAGAGACTTTTCTCCAATCCTAGGGAGTAGTGTACGTTTGTAAACCAAGCCTTCATAAGTACAGCGGAAGAACCTTGTATTAAAGTGTTTAAACTGGCGTGGGGGTGCCTAACGTGTAGTTTCCTACCGTCTATGGCTCTAACATGGCCCCTGGTTTCTCCCTTGAGTATCACAGCTTTACGAAGCTTGGTGAAGGCGGGTAGGTTGGACAGGAACCTCTCTCTAAGCTCCTTACCATCCTTGGCAGTACCGTTTACCACAGTGCCTAGTTTAGCATCCCCCGCTCCGTAGCAGAGAGCGTAGATGAAGGTCTTTGCAGCATCCCTAGTGGGCAATCCTGCTCTACGTTGGTTCTCGCTATGCACATCCCCTTCCAGTACATCGTGCATAAACTTGGGATCGTTCATGTAGTGCGCTAGTACCCGTAGCTCCAGTGATTTGGCATCAGTGTCTATAAGGACATGATTCCTCTCAGGAACCCATAGTTTACGACACTCCTCGCCATAGGGTTTACGCATAGAAGGTATCTGCTGTAGATTAGGGTTGGAGCAACTCATGCGGTGCGTAACGGCCCCTAGAGTGTGAAAGTTGCAATGAACCCTGTCACCATCGCTTGCTTCCAGCCAGGATTTAATCATACCAGTACGCTTCTGTAACATGAAATAGGTAGCCAACACCTTGGCCTCTTCTATATCGCACCCCTCTAACGTACTCTCGTCCACCTTGGGTTGACCAGTGGGGGTAAACTCCCTAGGTTTCCAGCCCTTTGCTATCAGCCGCTCACCTATCTGCTTACGACTAGCGGGGTTGAAAGGAACTAGCTTGGTTTTAGTCTTTAACTGTACAATAGAGGGTGGGAATACGTCCTGCATTGCCAGGACTATTTCTTTCTGCTTCTTTAGCAGCTTTGCATAAAGCTTGTAGGCACTGACAATATCAAAACCAAATCCCGTCTTCTCAACGTCAACTGCCACTCTCTGCATATCGTACTCAGCACTGATGGCCTCGTAAGAAACTGGGTCTAGCTCAGAGAACAGGTGATTGTACAGCTTTGCCGTGACTTCAACATCGTTTACACAGTAGTCAATCATCTCGTCAGTACACTTTTTCCACGATCCTGTATACTCAGTCTTTGCAAGTCCTAGACGATCTCCCCAAGACTTTAAGCTATGACCCCCTTTTCTATCGGGACGAGCCATACGGGACATGACCAGAGTGTCTTCCTGCTTACTTTCGGGTACTTCTACTCCCCAAAGTTCCTTCAGTACAGGAAAATCAAACGCTATCCCGTTATGCGCCACTACCTTGTCAAACTGTCTAAGGTAGTCAGCTACGCCTTTAGGGGAGCGGAAGATACTGTCAGCGGAAAGCACAACGCCAGAAGACTTAACCATGTTCCAAACTACCAAGCAGTGTATCTTGGTGGGGTTAAGGCCGTCTGTTTCGATGTCTATAGCGCAACTGTTCATGGTGCTTTCGCCCACCCTACTCCACGATCCAGAAGCTCACCCACCACCAGCATCAGGCTGTGGTTAAGATGGCCCTCATCGCCCACTGTCGCACCTGCCAGTACAGCATTTATGGTGTCGGTTAGACTGTTTCTCTCAGCCCGTAGCTCACTTACACTCATTTTACTTAGTGGTTTATCCACCTTGCCCTCTCTTTCTTTTGTTACTCTTATGACAATTATTAGGACCAAGCTTCTTCTGATGGTTCAGAGGTCTTAACCTTGCCCTACGTCTTACCTTACGCTCTTTTGCAAAACTTTTCAAGGCCATTACTAAAAATCCTCCTGAGCAGTTTTCAATCTGCCAGTAGTCTTATCGTAAAACAGCCTACCAGCAAGCCCCACATCGCCCGTATAGCGGCACTTGAGTACTCGCAGAGTTACGGTGTTAGCCTCTATAGCGTCATCGGCCTGGGTGTCGCGCTCTGCGCCTATAACGGTGTCGCTAATCTGGCTGGTTCCATGCGATCCTCTGAGGTGGGAGAGGTTAATCTCCACTCCTGCCTCGTGTGATCTGTCAGAACCTAGGCGGCGTAAGTGCGTGACCAGGTGTATGGCACATCCTGTCTCCTCTGTTAGCTGGCGCAGCAGCGTCATGGTGCGGTCTATAGCTTTACGCTCGTCAGCTATGTCCATACCGCTCACCAGAATTGACAAGTGATCTATAAATATTATTTCACACTCCAGGCCAACCACCATATACCTAACACGGTTTAGCAAGTCTGCCATTTCCATAGAACCAAAGTGGTCGTAGAGGTAGACCCTGCGAGTTCCCAAGGTAGCGTCAAAGTACTTCTTGATATCGTCCTTATTGTACTTCTCAAACACCTCGTTCAAGTGGAGCCTGTCGTTAGCCTCAACTGCAAGTATGCCTCGCTTGGTACGATCTAAACTCTCTTCCAGAGCTATGATGCCTATTTTCTTGTCGGTTTCCTTCAGGTAAAAATGCTGCAACTCGCGCAGCAGAGAGCTTTTACCAACCCCCGTACCAGCGGCCCAGGTGACAATCTCCCTGGAACGTATACCCAAGGTCTTCTCCTGTAGCTCTTTCCAGGGGAATGGTATGCTGGTGATGTTGTTAGCGTCCCACAGGGAATCAAAGTTGTCAGCAGCGTTGGCTATACCGCTAGGCGTGTAACAGGAAGATGTAGTTACATGGGTGAGGAACTCAGCATCTTTTCCTGCACTGGTGTACTCGCAAGCGTCTTTTAGCTCTAAGTTTACGACAAACGCTTTACCTGGAGAAACAAGCTTGGCACACTTGAGCGCGGCTTCTTTACCCACTGCATCGTTATCAAAGCAGATATAAACCTTCTCAAACTGCTCCAGTAGCTCCAAGTTGTTTCTAAAATCTCGCTCTGCGCTTGCTACTCCACTCTTGATAGACAGAGCGGTTATGATCCTACGCTGCGCGGTGTTGCTGTTAAACGTACTGGCCTCTGGAGATATGCGGTTCATCATCTGGAACGCTGCCAGAGCGTCTGCCTCACCTTCTGTCACGATAACAGCCTTATCCCGCTTCTTAACAGACTTGCCCAAAGTGTGCGCTCCAAACAGGGAAGCCTCGTTGAAGTTACCCTTAGTATAGAAATTCTTGGCGGTGGAGCGAAACTTTGATCCTAAGCGTAGCCCGTCATCATCGTAGTAGGGGAACTCCACAGCATCATCGTTCTTAACCTGGACATCGTAGAAGCTCATAACGCAACTACTGATTTTCCTGTCTGACCACTGCATTACCGTTGGCCTCTCTTTCTTGTTAATGTTTATGTCTCTACTCCCCGCAATGTCAACCACCCTATAGGAGTTACAGCTAAAGCAATAGGTGTGATCGTCATAGATCGTCAGAGGGTCAGAGCCGCCGCAATCTGGACACGGTTGGTAACGTATCTCAGTCATCCCCAACCTCGCTACCTAGGGCGGCGTAGCCAGCCATGTCTATGAACGAATCATCGCTCAGTTTGTGGCGCAGACG